CCAGCAGCTCACAATAAAGCGGTTCTCCAGCTGCTTGATAAGTACCTGGTGTCGCCTGAGCAGCGCCGGGTCATCATGGATGCAGCTACCAAGCCCCCTGAGTACCAGGCGTGGTTTGTTGATCAATTCACCCGCAACCGCTAGGAGCAGTGACCGACCCTCTCATAGGACCGTGGGCGGGCGTACTTAGCCGCTCAATGTATAACGATAGCATGATAACCTACTCAGGCAAAGGTTATTACAATAAGATCTTTAAGCGTCTCGAAAAGGATACTGGTATCAACTTTCAAAGAGTCAAAGATCCATCTCAGGCGGAGATCAACTGTCTATGGGAAGATCCAGGGATTCCTGGGGTTGCTGGGTTGGCATCTGGCTCTAATGAAAGTGGAGCACCAAAGTGGACGCTACAGACAATGCCAAAGAACATGTATGGTAGATATAAGTCCACTGCTGCACATGAAGTAGGCCATGCGCTTGGTCTTCAACATAATCATGAGTTGGATACCATCATGTCCTATAACCGCAATAAGCAAGTTACCACATACTTCACACCGCTTGACCTGGCCGCTATTAACACGGTTTTTGGTGACTAAGTTTCTATCCTTTTCATTATGTCCTTCAAGTCCCTTGTTGGCGTTTTCTCCGATACTCCCGTCCAGGTCATCAGCACCCCGACCTTGACCGATTAGGTACAGTGGACCAGCAGGTCGCTTGCAGCACATCAGAGCCATGATTGAAGTCATTGCGGCTCTGGTTGGAGCAGTTTTTACAGCAGCCATCATGGGCACCACTGGCGCGATCCGCGGCAACACCAACAGCCGAGAGGTGGTGACGCGCCTGACGGTGGCCGTCGAAAACGTAGCCAGCAGGCTTGAGGAGTTGCACATCGACATCAAGGCCGATCGCAAAGAGACCTTTGGCCGCTTGAACTCCGTTGAGCAACGAGTGGCCACGCTAGAAGCCAAGAACACTTGGGACGGCGGCGACAGACGCAAAAGGCTATGAGCCAATTTGAGCCCAGCCTTGAGCTTGAGTTGAGCGAGGAGCGAGTCCAGCGACAGTTGCTGGAGCTGTACCAGGATGAGGATTGGTCAGGGCTCCTGGCCACAGCAGAGCTGTTGAACACCGCCTGGCACCACGAAGTGACGGTGACCAAATGGTTGGCCAAGGAGGCTGCAGACAACTTGGCCAAGGGCTGGCAAACTGCAACCAGTGACCTTTCAACCCATGTCCCCCCGGATCGCTGAGTACGTGGCCGTTGCGGTAGGCATCCATGCTGCTGCTGTGGCCATCGTGAACGTGACACCCACTCCAAAAGACAACGAGGCCCTGGGCAAGTACAGCCGGATGGTGGTGAAGCTGTACCGGGCCGTCGAGATCCTGGCCGGTGTCGTCACGCCGCTGGTGAAGCGGTAGCCCTGGGCTACTTTTTCTTGGCGGTCTTGGCGGCCGCCTTAAACGCAGCAGCAGTCGGGGCGCCCTTGGCCCCTGGTTTCCGCATGGCTTCACCGGAGCCGGCCTTGATCCGGTCCCGTTTCCGCTTGATGTTGATGTACAGCCCGGCTTTGGGGTCAGCCATCAGTAGCCTTTCTTGCCGCCGCCGCCCTTGGTGCCCTTGCCGCCTTTTTTCATGGGTCTGGTGTCAGTGGACCTACCTTAGCCGGGGTTTGCCGGGGCGCATACCAGTCAAAGCCTGCAAGTGAGGTACCAGCCCCCTGTCCCTTGGGGCATCCACCTGGGGTTCCAGTTCTTGCGGCTGTAAATCACGCTTGCCCCCTTGGTGTTGCTGGCGTAACCACCCGGCAACAGCAACGCCTCGCCATTGGGGTCGTTATGGATCCAGTCTTTGGGGGTGTAACCGGTCACCACTGACCAATGGCCGCCCCCGCTAGGAGCCCCTACACGGCCCTTGTGCAGCCAGCCCACAGCAACAGGTCTGCCAGCGTCTATCTCTCGTTCCAGGGCCGCTGGTGTGCCGTCGGTATGGAAATCGGCGCTAAGACCCAGCGACCGCAGTGCCAACAGTTGCGTTGCTGCCGACGTGGTGTCGCCGTATCTGGCTCGGATGGTGTTGTAGGTGTCGTCGCTGGCGATCTTGCCCCAGAACATTGCCAACATGGCGCAGCTGGAGCTAAAGCACTCCCTGTACCCGGCACCGGAGGCGTTGTCGAGTTGGCTTTGCCACAGCACCTTCAACGGATTGGCAAAAGGCGACGGTTTGGCAGCTGGAGCCGCTCGGTACAGCTCTGCAAAGTCTTCGATCTGCTTGGACGTCAGGGTTTCCTGCAGCCCGTTCCAAGCCGCCAGCTGATGCGGCAGACCGGCGTCGTGTTTAGCTGCGTCTGCGAGACGAATGGCCGACATTTGCGCTGGTGAGAGGGGCCCGGGGAAAGATCTGGACGTTGTCCACCTTCCAAGGAATACGTTCCCAGACATCGCAGCACGTGGCAATGTCCCAAGCCATTCCTTCGTTCTCTGCAACGACGATGGTCTGGAAGGAACCCAGCTCTCTGGTGCCCCCGTACCCGATGAACTCACCGGGGACTCGGATCACCCAGGCCCTGCAATCTGGCCGCTTAGTGACGGGGCCTGATCCAGCCGCCGGCAGCTGAGGTCGCTGCAAGATCCGTGATGCTGCCGCCCAGAAGGCTTCGGTCCAACGCCCCTTCAAGGTCCCCCATGTACGCCTGAAGCTCCAGGTCCCAGAGCTCTGACTGTCGCTCCTTGATTGCTCGGTCTTCATCAATGGCCAGCGATTCGTTCCAGTATTGAACCGCACCCGCAAGGGCGTCGAGTCGGTCGTCGTGAGCCAAGCAGCCGCGGTCGACGGTGAGGTGGGTCAGTTGATGGAACAGCTGATACGCCAGACGCTTCTCGATGGCTTCGTCGTCCCGGGTCTTGGCGTCCCCCTCGATCACTGATCGGCTGACGATGAGCCGGTGTTGGTTGAGCACGGGCTCCAGGGCCGCAATGATGCGGCGTTCCTTCTGCACGTTGGAGCGAACGGTCTCAATGGTGCACGGATGCTGCACCTGCAGGTACGGCTTCAGCAGGGACTCCAACATGCCTTGGCCAAACTGGTCCTCCAGGAGGATCAAGTTGACCTTTTGGCGCTTTGCAGCCGCTGCTAGGCCCTGCAGAACAAGTTCTGAGTAGCCGTCCCGGAACGCACCGGACTCCAGTAGGAACAAATTGCCGTTGAGGTGAGCCACGATCGCGTAGGCGGTCTCGTCCAAGCCCCGGCCAGAGGGGTCAATGAACATGACGCAGCCATCAAACGGCAACCAGGTACCGTGGATGTAAGCCGGCCGGTAGTAAAAGTCGCCACTGAACCCGACGGCTGGCAGGTCGCTAATGCGGTACTCGGCCCCGGAACTCCACACGACCTTTTCTGGGGCGTGATCCGAGACCTCCAGGACCATCAGGTCCGCCAGCTTCAACGGGAACCGTTGGGCGTCGCTGAGACTGGTGTCCAGCTGGAACTGCAGGGCAAAGGCCGACCGGCCGTACGACGTCTCGCGTTCCAACAGATCCATCTCGCTGAAACGACCAGGATCTGTCGGCTGGTTCGTTAACTCTGGGCACCCGTCGAGGATCACGGGGGCCAAGTGGTCGCCGTATTTGACGGGCTTTTCGGGGTACCGGGCTGGCCAGATGCGCACCTCGTAGGCCCGTTGAGCCAGCTTGTTGTAAATGGACTCCTCGGTCTGAGGAGTGCCAAGGAACATGATCTCGCCACCGGGCTTCAAGATGGCGTTGAACTCACCGACAGCGGCCAGCAGTTTCTCCCGGATGCCGACGGACCACGACGTCGTCGGTGTTTCAACGTCGTCCGACAAGATAAAATCGGCCCGAGACCCGGTCAGCTGACCAAAGATGCCGACCGCTTTGACGGATGGGCTCTGGTCCGGGATGGCGGGCCTGACGTCGAACCGGTTTACAGCGGATCGTTGCTCATCCCGATCTGGCTCCAGACACTGGAGCATCGGCATCTCGCGGATCAAGCGGATGCAAAACATGGTGAAGTCATCGGCCCGGGTCTTTGAGGCCGACACCACCATGATCTTGCGCTGTGGGTCCAGACGCAGCAACCACAACACATAGGCCGCGGCCATCCAAGACTTTCCAACGCCTCGGAACGCCTCAACAATGCGGCGCTTGGAGCCGTGTTGCATGTAGTGGGCGATGTCCAGCTGGATCGGAGTGGGATCCGGCAGGTTCAGGTGTCGCCAGACCAGGACCAGAAAAAATCGAAAATCTGACGACAGGGGCTCTGGCAAGCCAACCCAACCAAAAGCCTTGTCGTTTGCCATCAGGTGACCAGGATGTAGCGGGCAACGATGGGCGCCTCTTTCAGCGCAAACACGATGATTGAGTTGGTGGTTGAAACCGCCAACGGTGAGATGGTGCCGGTACCGGTGGAGCCTGCGGTGGGCGCAGCGCCGTACTGCACGGTGAAGCCCCCGCCGTTACCCTGGGTGGAGCCCGCCTCTGCAGCCTCAGCCACGCCCGTGAGGCCTGCAAAGGTAGCTACGGGGAAGTGGGTGGTAAGAGCGGTGTCATCGGGCCTGCTGACGACCCACACGACCAGGGTGTTATCGACAGTGGTGACGACTGCTGGGATCGTGACTGTCGTGGAGGCTGTGGTTTTGGTGCTGCTGGTGCTGACGTCGATGGGGCTGGAGGCCAGGAGCCCACCGCGAAAGGTGAAGATCCGGGCAATCTGGTGGTCACCGGAGTCCGGTACTGCCACTGTGCCCATGGCGGCAGATGTTGCCCGTCGCCAAAAGGCGTAGAGCTTGGACCCTGCAGCACTAGCGACGTCAGTGATGGGCCCTGCAAGCAGGTTCCAGCTGGCTGGGGTGGCCATGTTGGCGCCAGCGCCATCGGTTTCGACGACCAGGACACCGATGTCGTTGGTGAGGTGGGTCGGCCAGGTGACAGTAAGAGCGCCGACGCCGCTCTGCAGGGTGCCAACGGCTTGGTAAGTGACAGCCATCAGTCAGCCCTCCAGGCCCAACTCTCCACAGCATGGCCCAGGGGAGCATCAAGGGGGTCATTCTCGACGCCCACCATCCACTGGGTGCCGTCCCAGTAGGCCAGGGCCTGCTCGACATTGCCGGTGAAGGTGACAACCACCTCCTGGCCAATGGGTGGGTACTCAGAGACAGCCATCAGAAGATCAGCGACACAGCTAACTGGGTCACAGTGCCGCTGGTGGCACTGGTGGTGAGCCAGACAAAGTTATTGGCAGGGACAGTGGCGTTGTTGAACGACGTGGTGGATAGGCCCGTGGTGGTGTTAGTGACGGTGATACCACTGGTGACGACCTCAGTGCCTGCTGCGCTGAAGTCTGTGCCGTAGCGGATGGAAAAAGTGACCGAAGGACTGGTGCCAGCGACCAAGGAACGGATCTGGGTAAAGGCCTGACTGGTCGTTGTAAAGAACAACGCCACCTTTTCAGTGTTGGTAGGATTGAGAATCGCCAAAGACTTGGGCCCCATCGGGCCGACGACTCCCTGGATGCCCGTATCCCCGCGGGGAATGGCAAAGTTAAAGGTGGCAGCAGCACTGGTGCCGACGTTGGTGACCGTGGCGCTGCTACCAGCGGCACCTGTGGTGACGGTGCCCACAGCGACGGTGGCAGCCGTGCCGGTATTGCCGGTGTCACCACGGGGGATGGCGAAGTTGAACGTGGCAGCATTGCTGGTGCCGGCATTGGTGACAGTGGCAGAGCTGCCAGCTGCCCCAGTGGTGACCGTGCCCACCGCGATGGTGGCCGCTGCCCCGTTGGTGCCGTTGGTGCCGTTGGTGCCTGCCGGGATAGTGAAATCCAGCACCGCTGCGGACGACGTCCCGCTGTTGGTGACTGCAGCACTGCCCCCTGGTGCGCTAGTGGTCGTGGTTCCCACCGCCACGGTGGCTGCTGAGCCCGTAGTTCCAGCAGGGCCGGTGTCTCCCTTGGGAATAGTGAAGTCCAAGACAGCAGCGGAGCTGGTGCCGCTGTTGGCAACGACGACACTGGTGCCGGCATTGCCTGTAGTGACGGCACCAACAGCAATCGAAGCTGCTGCCCCGTTGGTGCCGTTGGTGCCGTTGGTGCCAGCAGAGCCTGTAGGGCCTGGGTCGCCCTGGGGGCCCGCAGGACCGACGCTGCCAGTGTTGCCAGTAGGACCAGTAGGCCCTTGAGGGCCAAGGGGTCCAGCAGGGCCACGCACGGAAATAGCCGACGACCACCCGCCTGCATTTAGTCGAACGTACAGCGACTCAGTGTCAGTAGCCAGAAAGGTAAATCCTGCTGCTTGGCCGTCGTAAGCAGACCGTTCACTCAGCAGGCCAGCGGCATCAGGGTTCACTCCACCAATGCCGTTACCGCCACTAGATGCTTGAGAGGAGGTAAGTATCCGCATGATCGTCAGTTGGAAAGGGCAACTTTGAAAGTGACGGACGGAGTACCCCCAGAGATGCTCACCAGTCGACCTCTCAAGAATGGTATCGGTGCGTTTTGAATTGAAAACCCTGCGGTGCCGTTACCAGCCAACACGGAATCTTCCTCCATGGCGTCCAAATTAAACCAGTTACTGCTGTCGAGCGATCCTTCCATTCGCACCGTGACGCTAGCTCCAACGTTGGCCACGGTCACAGTAAAAACCGCGCTGTCGTACTGCTCCATGTTGGCCACCGTTGTCAGGCCTGCACTGGTCAATGTGCCCAGGTCTTTGACAACGGCAATGCCCATCAGGCGGCAACGGAATCAATGACCACAAAGTTCAGGGTCACGGCTTCACCCAAAGACCCTGCGCTGGTGTTGACGACGCGGAAGATGGCAGTGCCGGCACTTACGTCGACGCAGTGGGCTTGGTACGAACCAGACGTGCCACCCGCGCCTTGGTTGGTGACGACGACGTCAGTGGCGCTAATGGCGCTGTTGGTCATCGTGAACTGGACGGCCGTGTTGGCAGCCAAAGCAGCGTTGTGCATGGTTACGACACCAGCCTTGGCGTTGATGGTGACGCCCTGGGTCTTGGAGGTTCCCTGGGTCACCGAAGCGCCGTAGCCAGCCCCAATGCCGATGGCCGGTGCATTGGCGATCGCGTTGGCGGTGGGTGTCGAGATGTAAAACCCAGATGGGATGTCGTCGGGATCAGGCATGGGGGTTTAGGCGACCTTGCGCCTAGGCATTTGCACAATCTTATCCATGTCTGGCAACGACGCCACCAGGTCCCCAAAGCTGGTTCCGGCCACCGGTTGAGCTGAGATGCCGTTGTCCTTCAGGAACTGGCGCAAGATGTTGAGCTCAGCGGTGCTGATTGACCCGTCCTCAAGCCTGGCCCGCAAATGGAGCGCCAGATCGGTGTGGAGGTTCGACAGGATCCTTGAAGCTTCTGATTCGTTAGGGCGACCCATGGGGACACAGGGGGCTAATGGCACCAATGGTAACGACGACAGGCCAGTAGTACATATGTGTGCGTGAGTAAGGAAAGAAAGGCTGCAGAAAAGAGTTAAAAGGCTGGCTGTCCTAAGAGCTGAGGGGGGCAAAGGGGCCCCCCTCTCTATAGTTACTATGGTTAACCATGGTGTATAGCTTCCCAAAGGGAAGCAGTTAGGAGGTAAGGTAATACCAAGTACATGGTTAACCTAGGAGTAATATGGTTAACCAGGATCTTCTTTCATTGTTATTGATGATAAAAATACATGGTGAACTATAGACAACCATAGACACCTATATCCACCTAAGTTGAATTATGGCGGACGTCGCTTCACCGGGGATTGGACCAAGGGGAAACTTGGGAGAAGGGAGGTGATTTTTTGGCCGGAAAATGTGAGGGGCTTTCGCTGGGTAGATTTTTAATCCAAAAATGTGAGGTGCTTACGCTATAGGCGTCGGCGGGGCCTACCCCCCTCCGGGGTCGCTCCCGCTTGTCCAAAGTGCACCTAAGGGGTGTCCAGGGCCAGCCTGCCCCCAGTGATACCAAGGGGTCTGGGCCATTGCGTACCTGTCAGTCAGGCAGTGACGCAGGCTGGACAGGGGTTTTGGCAGGGGTGACCAGGGGGTCCTATGGGAATGAGAATCATTCTCACGGTGGGCCTGGAATTCACTTGCCGCCCCCCAAACTTCACCCCTGGTTGACACAGCTCCCGCCCAACTCGCTATAGTCAGAAAGCAACTGGGCCGAAGGTCCAACGTTGCAATAAAGCCAACCGCAGAAAATCCAATGACAACCTCCGTTCTGGCCCTGGTGCTGGCTGCTTTGCTGCTGCCGCTCCTGGTGCTGTTATGGGCCACCGAGTCGACTGAGGGCCGTACACGGCGCCTGAGCCGCTCTGGCTGGTCACAGCGCCGCATCGCTGATCACCTAGGCGTGACCCGGTACCGGGTACGCATGGCCTTGGCTTGATTCATTCATCCATTCACCTTGCACCTAAAACCGTGTTCACCTACAAAGAAAGCGTCTTGTCTTATGCGGACATGGCGGGCAACCTGACCCACGCCGACGCAGCCCAGCTGCTCGGGGACCATGGGTTCACCGTCGACGACATCTACGCCGACAATCACGACATCAGCCGGTGCCACCTAGACGCCCGCAACGCCTCGGCGCTGCTGGCCTGGCTGGGGTACTGAGCCATGCGCAACTCCAAGCCCAACCCATGGCCCAACAGCCTCAACGCTTACGAGTGCCCCTGGGGCTGCAACGGCACCGGCTCTTTGCCCTGGTTTGCCCAT